AAGCTGGAGAGCTGGTAGCCAGCCGTCTCCACTCCCAGCAGGAGCACCTTCTGGGAGAGGACCTCCTGGACTATGGCCTCGTAGGCATCGGGCCACTCCCACCGGCCCCGGTGGATGTTGAGGATGAAGATGTTCTGTAGGGCGTCAATTCCCACCGTGGCGATCACAGTAAAGTCTGCCCTGCTCCTGGTGGAGGTGGCCAGGTCCACGAAGGAACCGACTTTCAGGCTGGAGCGCTCCACGGCCGCCAGCCTGGGCGGCGAATTGACTTCTAACATTCAAACCATGAGGGAAGTACTGTATGCCCATCTCCATCTCGAGCTCCGGCTCAGGCCAGGACATCCACCGGCCAGAACCACTCCCTCCGAAAGAGTGCCCCCTCCCGGCGAACCGGGCTCTGCTGGTACTCCGCCTCCCAGTCGTAAGGGGAGATGTCGGCCTTGATGCTCATGAGCACCTCCAGAGGATAGCGCTCCGGCCAGAGGGCCTCTCCCGGCTGGCGGCCCAGGGGATCGTCCTCCAGGGCGATGGCCGGCAGCTTGTAGACGGTCCAGGGCAGGGAATAGGCCTGAAGCTCCGGGTCAACCTTGCGAGAGATGAGCCGACCGGCCAGGTCATCCGTATGCCACCGGGTCATCATGATGATGATCACCCCGAACTTGGCCCAGGGCATTGGATTGACCCTCTCCCGAGCCGTTCCCGAGTAGAAGTCCCAGACCTTCTCCCGGTAGGTCTCTGACTCGGCCTGCTCCCTGTTTTTATGGGGGTCATCTATGAGCAGGCAGTGGGCCGGCTTGCCCGTTACTGCGCCTCCCACTCCCGCCGTGGACATCCCGCCGCCTGCGGTGGTGGTCCAGTTGTCCGCCGCCGAGGAGTCCTTGGAGATCCTGACCCTCAGCCGGTCCTGGTTGGCCTGGATGGTGTTCCTGACGTTGCGCCCCCACTTGGCGGCATAGTCCGCCTCGTAGGAGGTGAGCAGCACATTCAGCTCCGGGAAGTGGTCGAGAAACCAGACTGGAAACCAGTGGCTGACGAGCTGGCTCTTCCCATTTTGGGGCGGCATGTTGATGATCAGCCGGGGATACTTGCCGGCCACGGCCAGGGCCAGGATGATGGAGAGCTCATTGAGATGGCGGTAGAGCTGCCACCTGCCCCGGCTCAGCTTCTGGGCCATGGTCCCGGGCGTGGCCCTCCAGGCGCTGGCTAAAAGCGACGGCGAGACGGAGGGCTTCTTCGTCTCGCAGGATGATCTCCTGGATGAACTTGTACTCATGCTGCTCCGTGGTGGTCTCGGTTATGTCCAGGGTCTGAGTAGGCCGGCCAAGGCCCCGATCCAGGATCTCCCGGCCATAGGCCAGAATCATCTCCGGCCGGTCGTCGGGCAGGTTCTTGAAGATGCGAATGAGCTTATCTGCAGCATCCGGCCCAAACTCCTCTAATTTTCGTTTCGCCTCTCGAGCCGGCCGGTTTTTGGTCTCACCAATTCGATTTCCCGGAAGAAACCTCCCCCAATCGTCCCGCTGACCCGTCTGTTCATCCAGGTCTTTTAACGCCTGATGATCGTGGTTTAGGCCATTGTCTCCCTCTGGGCCCGGCCCATGCTCCGGCCAGATCGGCCCATCAGGCAAACCGTGAGCCAGGTACCTCTGCAATGAAGCCTTGGGCAGGTCAACCTCTCGGGCCGCCTGGGCCTCGCTCATGCCTTCCGCCACTAAAACTGAGGCTCGCTGGCACTTGCTGCGGATTTCAGCGTAGTCTTTGATTTTCCGGAACATGGGCCAGAGGGCCTCCACCCTGGCTCAAAGAAGCTCTAAAACGTCTCTAGGTATCGGCCCATGGCCCATCTCCGTAAACCAGACTATCGGATCTACTGCTTTGCCCTGCTCTGTAGACCAGTCGATGAACTCTTTTCTGGTAAGCCAGTCGTTTGATGTGGTTTTGTACTGTCTCTCCTGGCCAGCTAACTTTTGGGTTCCGCAGGGGATTACACGGTGCCCAAGCTCCTGGGGCAGGCATTCACAGGCCCTCTCCCCGCCCTTATCTTCGCTGCAACATTCAAATCCATCAGACATGATTCACCTCACACTAAAATCCAAGGCGGAAAAGCCATTGGCGCTCTTCAAGCCCTCCAGTGAAGAGAGCTGTTAATCTCGAATCGGCCGGTATGATAAATTGAGCCAAGCTCCAGGGGTCTGCTTTTGTTGCCCTCAACCATGAATTTCTCCCGGACCTTTCCAGAGCCATTGGCGCTATATCTCGAATAGACCTCCTCCGGGAATGCCGAAATCCTGGCCGTGACATTGAGCATTTGCAGTCCGGAAAGCCTCATCAAGTGCAGTCCTGAAGACACGGCATAGCTTCCTGGCCCGTCCAGGATGAAACCGGAGAATAGAGTGGAGTTGCCGGGGCTCGTGCTCAATATTCGGCCATAGGTTATGTTGCTGTTCTCTCCAAGGGCTCCACCTTGGGCTCTATCCAAGACCTTATCTGAATCGGTGAAGCTCTGAAACTGGCCGTCTCCTGAGAAATCCTCTCGCAGCTCCACAGCACCCTCTGCCATGAAGCCGGCCAGGAAAAAGGCCATAGTCGTCAGCAGCAAACAGGCTGCTTTAATCGATATTTTGTCTATGCAAATCACCTCTCAGTTCTGCAAGAATAATTGAATCGGCCAGATCGGGGCAAAGGTCAGAGTCAGTATAGTATTTTGAAGGGAGTGAAAATGATTGAGCAGCAGTTGCAGCTTTTAAGTGTGCAAACCCACCATACCAAGCCCGAAAATATATTTATAATAATGTTTGGATCTCTTCAATCAGGTCTGGGGGAGCTGTCTTCAGGGAGAATGCTCTGTACCCAGATCTTTTGCGGGTCTTGAGGAACGTCTCGAACCTGGCCTGTAGCTCCGAGGAGATCTCCAGGGAGAGGCCATGCCTCGTCCTGTACCTCTCTCTATTGAGGATGTAGTCGGCCAGCCAGCTATCATAGTGGCATCCAGGAATCCAGGTGGTGCGCAGCCTGGTCTCTTTTCTATCGTCTCTGAGCACCTTTCTCAGCCTTCGGCCTTTGCTCTTCAAAATCCCGTGCTCGCTCAGCTTCTTGGCCAGGCCTTGCGTGGGGAAGCTGAGCTGCTCATAATCGGCTCCCTCAAATGTCAGCAGAGCCAGACGGTCTGGATCGGCATTTGCCTCTACCATAAGGTCAATGAGTCTAATTGAGCCTCCTCTCATCACTCTTTACCTCTCTTAGCTCAAAATCAACATCTATAAATGACTCTGGCTTTCTTGGCCGCTTTCAGCCTTCTGAATCTTTGAACCCTATCAGCTTCTCTCCTGGGCAAATTCTCCGGGGGCTCTCCGCACGCCGGACAGCAGGGCACCTCCCGCTGATCATAGGTGTAGATCTCATTGCATTTGGGGCATCGGCGGGGCAGGAGCACAACAATTCCCTCGATCATCCGCCAGTCAACTCTCCAGATACGGCCTGCTCTGCCTCCATGATGCTCTCTGGCAAATCTGGTTCCAGGCAGCTTCAGGGGCTTGCAGATCGGCAGTGCCTTCACCTCCTGCTGATGAAGTTGGATAGGGTCCTCAGAGAATAGTCTGCCTGCAAGCGCTTGGCCCAGGCATTAAAAATCTGTAAGTGTTCAGAACTATAAAAGCTATGTGCTCTCTCCGATGTTAAACTCATAATCATAAT